CCATTGAACTAAGGACCGGTTATATATTGTATTTCTTTAAAGCCTTCATCCTCAGTTGGATCTTCCCAAGTTCCGATCATGCTATAGATAACATGATCCGGAATCTCTTTGCCAGGCCGGTTCATCAATCGTCGCATGAGTTCTGTATGCTCTGGTGTTTTGAATACCACAGCAATATGTTCATAGTCGGGCAACATATTGAACTTGCGAGCACGACTTTTAATTGTAGTACTAGTTTGATCCCAAATAATGTCACGACCAATTTCTCGTGCCACAACAACTTCTTTAGCCATTAGATCCACAGCAGTGGGCATGAAATCTGCAAACACTTCGCTGTAGGTACGACCTACTTCCTTTGCGTAGATTTCAACCCACTTGTCTGTACTAACTTTTGCACAAGAGAAAGCCCAGGCCTGCTTATCTACCCAAGTAGATTTGCCGGACCCAGGCACTCCAATCAATTGATAACACTTTGGCATATTATATTACCTCTACAATATGATATCCTGAATTAGGATAAGTTTCTAATAACCATTCTAACATACCCGGTTCAACGGGCAGTCGGATGGAGTTAAACTTGTTAGTAATGTAAGTCATATTACATTGTCGGCCCATTGCCGTTCTTAAAACCCACACTACCACCTTCTTCTTCAATACGCTTTAACACGTCTTCAAAAAGTATAGGAGCAAAGTCTGGAGTTTGTTCTACGCAAACGCAGTGGTATCTAACATCGTTCTCATCACCGTATAAAACTTCTCCGGTCTTAGCATCAACACCACGGGCCTTTTTCACACGATTTGCGTGAGTATGTCCGTGAATGTTAACTCCGAAGCGTCCCATTGAGTCACTGTGTAACGGAATATGACTTAAGATCATTCCGTTCATAACGTGATAAGCACGTAATTCACGGAAGTAAGTCCTATACTCGTCATCACGGAAGATGTCGTGATTACCGCGGATCAATACCTTGTCGCCGTTTAAACGATGTAGGATTCTCAATGCCTTACGGTTAATAACAACGTCACCTAAATGATAAACTTTGTCAGTGGGTTTTACCCTGTCGTTCCACGCCTTGACCATAGCTTCGTCCATTTCCTCAGCAGAGTCCCACGGACGTAACTTTGTAACACCATCGTTGCGTGTAAAGCGGCAGACGCCGGTATGTCCGAAATGCGTGTCGCTAACTAAAAATACACTAGGCATCTTGCCCTCCTTTCTTTCTTAAAATCCAACCGTTATAGTTGGGGTCTTTTACTTCGTCGACTCCAAATATTCCGCATACTTCAAAGTCGCTGCCTTTGATGGTTACAAAGGTACCAACTGTTTTAGCAAACGACAGTGCTTCATCTAGGGTCGTACATGCATTTAAAGTTAAATTATTTTTACTTAAAACTTTATACATTAAATTTCATCTTCTTTTTAATCTACGTTCTCGACGTTCTGCCGCCAATGTAAAAACTTTCTCATTGTCGTTGGTCCAATCTATTGCTTTCTTAGGAATGATCAAACCAGACTCAAGAGTTACACCATTAATAGTATGAGGCTCGTTTTCATCATAGGTCCAGCCTAGCACCTTCATCATGCGATGCTTGACTAACAGGTTAGGACTACGAAAACCTTCACAATCAGTAAAGCCCATCATAACACCAACTTCGCAGACCGCCCCACTACGACAAACACCTGCTACACAATGAACAACTACATTCATTCGATTGGCTAGAGCGTGTTGTAACAGTCGAACAAGTTCTGCAGCCTGCTCGTGACTGCACTTCATAGCTTCTTCTAGCACTTCGTCCTTTTCTTCAACATCCAAAAATTGAAATTGATGAACTTCTTTGAACTTGTGCATAGGGGTAGGGAAGTCTCCGGGCGGATCCACAATCTGAATCAGCATACTATTTTCGCCGGCATTGTGATGCCGCCCCCTAGGAATATCTCCTAGACTTACATTTTCAATCCATGGCATAATGCCTCCTAACATTCTAAATCAATGTGACGACCTTTGTCTAAATCTAAACGAAGGTTTCTACTTACACGTTCCGCTATGACCTGGTCAAGTCTGCGTTCTTCAATTTTTTTGGCGTAATCTTGTTCTCGCTGTTTTTCTAAACGAGCCTGATCCAAGCGGTACTGTTCTTGGTTATATTTTATAACACTTTGTTCTGCTCTTGAAATTTCCATTATTCTACGGCCCTCCTAAAAATAAGTTCCTGCTTTGAAAACGCATCTTGTTCCCAAGGCATATCCAAATACTTAGTCTTCTTGCCGTATTTCTTTCCACGCCAGTAATTAACACCATTTTCAACTTTAAGAATACCTTTGGCCATTTGGCGTACATGGACCATTTCGTGTGCAAGTGTTACACCCATGTCGGCAAACCAACCTGGCTTAACAACTACAACATAGGCATCTAATCCATGTAATGGCATGGTCATTCCTTGACCATCACACTCATTGGCAACTCGAACCAGCAAAACTTTTTTGCTGTTTTCCAATTTAAGTTGTTTAATCATAGAAGGCAAAATTGCCTCTATGAATTTACGTTTCTTTACGCTACGAGTTTCAACTAGAAATTCCATTATATTACTCCTTGCTATGTATATATTATAGCATGGTTTTACCAGTTTGTCAACCTATAAATATATATTATGAAGCCAAAAACCCACCTTGAAGAGATCCAAATAGAGCTTGACGAGTTGCTTGAACTCTGTTATAAGGGTGAGAAAATGGAAACATTAATCTATCAACGTGGGCTATTATCTGGGTGGTTGGCAAGAATTGCTTCTACGGACTACATTGTCCGCAACGAAATCAAAGAAAGATTATATAACGCAAAAAGAAAAATCTCACCGTAGAACTATGTTACTAGAGGGTGAGGCCATATTGTTTGGAGCGGCTAACGAGGTTCGAACTCGTGACGTCTTGCTTGGCAAGCAAGTACTCTACCAACTGAGCTACAGCCGCATTAAAAATATTTATAATTTGATATTGGAGCAACGGGTCAGATTTGAACTGACGGTTTTACGGATTTGCAATCCGTTGCATTGGGCCTCTCTGCCACCGTTGCATTAAAGATATTTCTTTTGTCTTAGTATAGGGGGTTTTGTGTTAGTGTCTATTTTTGTTACAAAAAAGACCTGTGTTAATCTAGGATCAGAATCTGAATAATAACTGTTTACACCGTGAGCAGAACTTGAATCAAATGCAATCAACCGATTGTAGACATTATTAAATCTAATTGTTTCAATATACGCATCCCTGTGTCTTTGAATACGATTATTATAATCGGAATCTATACCATTTTTATAAAAATCCTGTTTAGCATTAGATAGGTCTAATTTTTCTTTATCAACTAATTTAAAAATAGAAGTTCCACAATTTAAATCTATTTTGGGGGTTAAGAAAATAACCCCGGCAAAAATAACATTTTCATCATAATGAACCCAACCCATGTTCTTTGGTGACATCGGATTAGAATCAACAGACGGTATTAATTGAAAACTTGTGTCTATCTCGTAACTAATAGATTCGGAATCTAAATCAAAGAATACTGAAAGTAGTTTATTACAAAATTGATTAAAAAAATTCCTATCTAATTCATCTAAACGCTTTGTTCGTTTTCCTGGATAGTTTCCTTCCAAGGGAGTTGTATATTCCTGCTTTAGTGCAAGTGCTCGAACACTGTCCGGATCACTATAAAAGTCATCAATACATAGGGCAGGAATATTATTCATATAAATTTAACGAATTCGTTTGAGGTATTCTCGTCCGACTCTGCCTTCTTGGATATCGAGTAATGCGGCAACAGGAGCATTTAACTGCCCTTTGTTTTCAGCATGACGATGTTGTCGTGCTAGTTCTCTAGCTCTAACAGCCGCAATCAATACTAGATCAAATCGATTGCCTCCAACCATTTCCACACATGTTTCAGTGTCAATTGTTGTACCGCGACTTAGTTGTTTAATAGCCATATATACCTTTACGTTTAAAAAAATGGTAGCGGGGGCAGGATTCGCACCTACGATCTCCAGCTTATGAGACTGGCGGGGACGACTAGACTCCCCTACCCCGCGATAATTAACTTGCTACTATATGCGGAATATATGGCACTGCTCGTGGTCCGCCGTACAGTTGTTCAAAAAGTTTTTTAGCCTCTTGCGGAGTATCCGCATAGATTCTTTTCTTTTCTTCACCTTGTGGCGTTCTCACAGTTGCTTCATACATTGGCATATTGTTTCCTTAAATGGTCGGAGTACAAGGATTCGAACCTTGGACCCCCTGGTCCCAAACCAGGTGCGCTACCAGACTGCGCCACACTCCGAAATACTGGTACATCGTGACGGGCTCGAACCGCCGACAGCCTGCGTGTAAGGCAGGAACTCTACCAACTGAGTTAACGATGCAAAAATTTGGAGCGGGATAAGAGAATCGAACTCTTGACCGAAGATTGGAAATCTGCTGTTTTACCATTAAACTAATCCCGCATACTTTATTAGAATACACTTATGCCTTTTTCGTCAGAAGATGGTGGCCGGTCCTTACTACTCAAACTATGTTCAAGTTAAATGTATTTTAATAAAGTGTCTAGCTACTCACACCACATGAGCCCTAGACTGAGCAGTTACTCTGTCCATAACATTTATTCTTTTGGAAAGGTGTTATACCTCACCTAATGCGTTCCCGCCACTCCACAACAGAGTACGGATGGTCAATGCATTACACACCTGGCACTCTCTATGGTGACTGCCCCACCCCTCTTCGCTAACGGGCAGAGGTGCCCGGGTTTCTTTGGTGCCGACTATCGGATTCGAACTGATGACCTATCGCTTACAAGGCGATTGCACTACCACTGTGCTAAGTCGGCTTTAATTATTAATCTTTTGTAGTATCGTTAACTTGACTTGACCGAGCAATTCTTTCAAATTCTTCATCTTCAATTTGTTGTTCTTCGACTATCCTAGGATCAGGCTTGCGAAAAATTGCATCAAAGTTATTAGCAAATTGTCGTTGACTAACGCTGTATGGCCTGGGGCTACTACCTTTTGACATATTTAAATCCTTAATAAAACTGGCTCCCCAGGGTGGGATCGAACCACCGACACCCTGATTAACAGTCAGGTGCTTCTACCGCTGAGCTACTAGGGAATAAACTGGTGGAGGTGACAGGGATCGAACCTGCGACATCCAGCTTGCAAAGCTGGCGCTCTCCCAACTGAGCTACACCCCCATATAGAAACACACTATAAAACACCCTGGTTGTTAAGTGTCACTACTAGCCCGATACCACCCGGGGTAAGCGTGTAATGTGTTTATATATGGTGCCCAGGGCGAGACTCGAACTCGCAAAATTTGGCTTCTAAGACCAACACGTATACCAATTCCATCACCTGGGCATAAAACTATTATAACAGAATATTTATAAACTGTCAATGGTCCCGCAGTGAGGAATCGAACCCCATCCTGGACCTTATCTAGATTAATCGGATATAAGCCGACCTGCTCTCCTTGAGCTACTGCGGGTAAAACTATTGGCGTCCCGTACCAGATTCGAACTGGTGTAGTCACCGTGAAAGGGTGGTGTCCTAGGCCTCTAGACGAACGGGACATTTAATACCATTAATTATATTGTTACGTTATGGACAGCAATCGCCCTGCTGTCGTTTGTCAACTGTATCATATCCTATTATTTAAATAATATTTGTGGAGTTCTGATATTGTTCGGACGCTTATTACTAAGACCGCTAAGTCTATGATTCGTCGTCTCCGCTTCTGTTAAGGTTATAGCAGAACTAGGTTCTGCAATGAGCCGGCACTCACCTATATTGCATTGAATGACACTGGGCTAGTGAACACAGCCATTTTCCATAACAATATAATTAATGGTGCTCCGAGCCGGACTCGAACCGGCACGCCTTTCGACGAGAGATTTTAAGTCTCTTGTGTCTACCTATTTCACCATCGGAGCAAAATATCAAATTATTTTTTAAAGAACATATAACAACTAACTCTATCGTTTGTCGCTATGTAATAATTATACAGTCTTTTGTGAACTGTGTCAAGAATTATTTGAGGTAGATTAACAAAAAATAAATAGTATTTTAGTTAACAAAAGGAAATTATGAAAAATTGCATTCCAATTAATTGGCCAGGCCTAACAGAAGATCACCATAAGAAACTTATAAGTTGCTGGGAACAAAATGCAACCAATGTTAAAAACATTAGAGCCATTGACCCTAGTACTGATATGTTAGATCACTTAGATGTTGAGCCCGACTCATTAGATAAGTATGGGTTCTATTACCTTTATAATTGGCCAACTAAAAAAGAATTCTTCTTAGATATATTTTCCGGAATGAATATTGATAAAGATCAAATTAAACGACTTAGTATTCAGAAAACACCTGTTGCAGGAATGGAACCCCATTCTGATTGGAAAAGGACAATGTCTTTATTTTATCTAATCCAAGGAAGAGCTGATACAGTATTTTATGAAGCAGAAAATTTTGTACACGGAAAAAGTTATCACAATGACAACAATTTGACAGAAATTGAAAGAATAAGCATGAATCCAGGATCATGGTATTTGTTTAATAACAAAACAATCCATGGCGTAGAAAATTTTACCTCTGATAGATTTAGTATGGCATTTGACATCAGTAATCTTTTTACTGACTTCGAACACGCCGCCCAAAGTCTAGAACATAGTAAACTCTTATTTTTATAAATGGTGCTCAAGCAAAGAATCGAACTTTGATTTCTGTCGTACCAAGACAGTGTACTACCATTGTACTACAAGAGCTAAATGTTAAATTTTTAGTTAGATTATATATCAATGATCAATTGGATTAAAATTTCTTACTTATCGGTGTTAATGTAATACTATATCGAGCTCTTAAATCTAATCCAGAAACTCCGTGAAATTTACTCACATTGATTCTATGCCATCTAAAATTTTCAACGTGTTCCTTAAATAACAATGTTGTTTTATCGTCGTCGTAAATTTCTAAGCAGCTTGTTTCACCGCCATTGTTAATTAAGTAATTGATACATTCTATTCTTGATCTGTCTTTATGAATAGGAATATCTTTTCTAATAACTTGATATTGTGCAACAAAATCAAAATCAAAAACACTTCTTAAATAATCTTTTAATTCGTTGCTTATTTCAAATTGTTTATAATATATCGTTTTTAACTCATATAAATTCTCTTGCAATTCTATTTTGAAAATATCATCTAAGAGATATTCTGGTATGTCTGGCAAATTTAAATATTCAAAAACTGGTATCATACTATATTTATAATGGTCCCGCTAGCAGGAATCGAACCTACATTTAAGTCTTAGGAGGACCCCGTACTATCCATTGTACTATAGCAAGGTGTGGTCCAGCGTAAAGGAATCGAACCTTTGTTCGTACTTTAGAAGAGTACTGTATTTTCCACTATACGAACGCCGGATATGTTTGGTGCCCTGTGTCTGATTCGAACAGACAGCCAACTCCTTTTGAGAGAATCCGCACTACCAATTAGCGTAACAGGGCATTAAATTTTGGTGCAACCTGTAGGGATCGAACCTACTTCCTCGGTGCTTCAAACCGGTGCTATGACCACATCAGCTAAAGTTGCATTGTTTGGTCTCCCATGAAGGACTCGAACCTTCGATTTCCTCGTTCCAAACAAGGAGGCATAGCCGCTAGCCCAATGAGAGATAAATTTGGTGGAGGACCAGGGTATCGAACCCTTGTAGTCATGAATCTTGCAAGGATCCACCGCCGCCCTCGGCTCCCCCCAATTGTGGTGGTAATAGTTGGACTCGAACCAACGATAGGCTGCGTATGAAGCAACTGCATTAGCCACTATGCTATATTACCATATAGAAACACACTAGCATGAACCTGTTGTCAATTATCCCTGCGGGGAACTAATGTGTTTTTATATGGTAGGGGTGCTCGGGAACGATCCGAGTTTTACTGGTTAAAAGCCAGTTACTTCACCTTAAAGTTTCACCCCCATTATCTTATCACTCTTGTCACTAGTCATGACAGATCTCCTTTTAAAAATAAACTTGGTTCCCAGAACAAGAATCGAACTTGTAATGGCCGGTTATCAGCCGACTGTTATACCATTTAACTATCCGG